CAAGACCCTGCGCAAGCTCCTGCTTGCCCAAAGATCTCTCCGTGGCCGCATGCCGTGTGGCGCCCGCTTCTCCCGCAAGGGAGGTCGAGCCTCGGGCGATTTCAACACTGGCATGGGCAATTCACTCGTGATGGTGGCGCTGGTCATGAGTGTCATGGAGGGGTTTGACTCCTGGGACTGTCTTGTCGACGGTGACAACGCGTTGTTGTTCGTGAGTGTGTCAGACATGGAGTGTCTGAGGGAGGTGGTCGGTCCGCGAGCCCTGGCTGCTTGTGGGCAGGAGTTGACAGTTGAGAGACCGGTGACTGTCCTGGAAGAGGTAGTTTTTGGGAGGTCCTCGCCCGTGCGCGTAGACGGGCGGCCTGTGTTGGTTAGACCCTGGAGACGGGTGATATCCAACGTTTTCTCCTCCCATGCTTGGCTACATGAACCAGGGTTTCGGAAAGAGTTTCTGGTCGGGGTAGCCCGTTGCGAGGCCCATCTGGCCCGCGGGGTACCTATCATCTCCGCCTACATGCATTCCTTTTTGAGGTTTGCTGGCCCCACCCAGGTGCGCGAGCATCTGGCCTTCAGGGACTATGAGTTTATGGGTGTCAGGCCAGAGCGCGCGCCTGACTACTCTGAACCATCAGATGACACACGAGCTAGCTTCGCCTTGGCCTTCGGTGTTGACCCGGACGAGCAGAGACGATTGGAGCGGGAGTTCTTCTCCAAGTCCTGGCCATCTGTCGAGGGACCTTTCGAGTCCCACGATGGCCAAGTGGACCCCGCCTTTTCTGACCCTGTCTACGGTTAAAGGGCGCGTGCATCTTGACGGCGAATTGGTTGGAAGATTGCTTGGTTGGTCCGCAACCTCAGGGGGTGGCAGCAGAGCCCACGCGCGGGAGAGATCTGCTCACAGTAGAGCGTTGGGGGTGTCGGTTGTTGGCCTCGGCTGGCTTCCGTTCAGACCGTGTGAATCGGTAGCACGGATCCAAGGTGGTTTTGAAGTCCCCTGGCGGGGCACCTATTGGGTTCCCCCCCTGTTCTTGATGCAAATGGCAGACTCAGCTGGCACCAGAGCGACCAGAGTTTTCTTTCCCCAAGTCCTGACGGACGAGACGCAAGGGGTGCGGAATGTAACCGCCTAAGATGTGTTATTGCTATACACAGCCCCACCACTGAAACCTCACCG